ATTATTTACGAAGATGAATTAAAAAGAGCCCTAGACGAAGATGGTCAAAGAACCTCTGTTTATATTAGTCCACAATCTTTCTATCCTTCAGGAGTTTAATTATGGCAACGTACGCAACAGGTAAAAGATCAAAAGCGATTTCTGATAGATCAGGTATGGAATATCCATACGAAGAGATGGTAAAAGAATGGAATGGTTCTCTTGTGCATTACACAGAATTTGAACCAAAGCATCCACAAATAAGAAGAAGACGTACTACAGCTGATGCAATAGCACTTAGAAATCCAAGGGTAATGAAGTTCCAACAACCTACTCTAGAATTTCCTAATGACCAAACTAAATCAGATTCTGGTGGAGCTTCAGTTGGTGTAGCAAATTTAAGTTTACCAGGACAGTTTGCATTTAGAACGCAAGAATTTAAAATCATTAGAAATGGTGTTACAACTGTAATGCATTCTATGATACCAGAGGATCCTTCTTTACAAAATGTAAGAAGACAAGCTATTTTAACACTAGGGAAAGTGGAGGTTAATATCACATAATGTCAATAACACACTCAGATTTTTTAACACAAGTTAGAGATTATACAGAGGTTGGTAGTTCTGTTTTGACTGATTCTATTATTCAAAATTTCATAAGACATGTTGAGTTAGACGTTGCAGGTAAAGTTGATTATGATGATTTGAGAAAATATGCCACTTCTAATTTCACTGCTGGAAATAGGGCTGTGTCGATACCTGCTGATTCATTAGTCTTAAGATCTGTTCAACGAATTGGTTCTGGAGGTGAAAGAAATTTTTTAGAAAAAAGAGATATAAGTTTTATTTCTGAATTTAATAGCACTGGCAAACAAGGCACGCCTAAGTATTTTGCTAACTATGATGATTTTAATATATTAGTAGCTCCAACACCTGCTACAGCAGATACGATACAGATAAATTATATTAAAGATCCACCACAATTTACATCAACAAATGACACTTTCTTATCCACATATCAGGAATCCATGTTATTACATGGTGTTCTTACAGAAGCTTATAGCTTTTTAAAAGGACCCGACAATCTATACAACCTCTACAAAGGCAAGTATAATGAAGAATTACAAAATTTTGCCCTACAACAAATGGGTAGAAGAAGACGTGCGGAGTATGATGATGGTGTTATGAGAATTAAAGTACCATCGCCTTCTCCAAACAATTAATTTAAAAGGAGGCCATTATGGCAATAACAACAAACGCAATCTGCAATTCATTTAAAAAAGAATTGTTAGAAGGAGCTCATAAATTTCAGGCAGCTCCAAACGGAAGCACATATAAACTTGCAATGTTTACTAACTCTGCAAGTTTAGGTAAATCAACTGTAGGATACTCTACGTCAAATGAAGTTTCATCACCATCAGGTTATACTGCTGGCGGTAAAGCACTTGTTAACGTTGGAACATCCTTAGCAACAAATACAGCAATAACAGACTTTGCTGATCTTTCATTTGTCGGAGTAACTTTGACAGCGAGAGGTGCTTTAATTTACAACACGACTACTGCTGGTGGATCAAGCACCACTGATGCGGTAGCTGTATTAGATTTTGGCGGAGATAAAACTGCAACTTCAGGAACATTTACAATTCAGTTCCCTGCATTTACTACATCTGCTGCGATTTTAAGAATAGCTTAATAAAGGAGTCCCGGTGCTATGGCAGAGTATACTTATACAGTTACCGTAGCATCGGGAGATTTATATGGTGGCGGGACAGGGAGTGTCTATTACCTTGATGGTTCAAGAAATTCTACTGGACCCGGCACTGTACAATGGGTTGAAGATGGCACATTAAGATTTGAACAAAGTGATGATTCAAACGATAATCACCCATTAATTTTTTCTACAACTACAAGCAGAGATCAATATCTTACATCTGGAGTAACTTATTATTTAGATGGTGCAGTAACTTACTCTCAATACACAAATACAACTACGTTTAACGCAGCCACAACTCGTTATATAGAGGTAACACCATCTTCTCAAACAGATTTTTATTATTTGTGTTATGTGCATGGCATCGGAATGGGTGGTATTTTTGATATTACCCAATCAACATGGGGAGCATTAACTTGGGGACAAGGTAACTATGGAGCACAAAATACACAAAGTGTTGCTGTTACTGGTATAGCTTCTGCCTTAGCTTTAGGAACTCAAACCATGGAAGCAAATACATTTGAATCTCCAACAGGTATTGCAGCATTACTTTCAGTTGGTGATACATCAGTTGATCTACTTAACAATGGTTGGGGAGCAAACACTTGGGGCTTCAGTGAGTGGGGACAAATCGGAAATCTTGTTACAGGACAAGCGTTAACTACAGCAATCGGTTCTGAAACTGTATCAATCGATGTTGCAGTTTCTACTACTGGTCAATCATTATCTACTGCAATAGGTAATGAAGTAATATCAATTGATCAAACAATAGCAGCTACTGGTCAATCTTTAACTAGTGCGATTGGTATATTAGATCCTGTTCCAATTATTGTTGGATCAGCAATGACAAGTTCGATCGGTAATGTTACCGCTGTTGGTGTAATAGAAGTTGGTTGGGGTGGTGATGCCTGGGGATTAAACCAATGGGGAGAACTTAATGCTCCAACAGAAGCAGTCACAACTGCTGGATTATTACAAACTACTGCAGCAGCCGTTGCTTCAATCACGGCAAATGCAGATATAGCTGTAACTGGAATTGCATTAACTACTTCAATAGGTAATGACATTTCAGGGACATCACATCTCGAAGTTGTAACTACAGCTGGTTTATTACAAATGTCTTCTGAGTCTAGTGTGGTTGACATTGGTGTACCTGTAACAGGGATTAGTTCATCTATGTCAGCGGGTCAAACTACAATCGATCCTACTTTCTTAATAGGAGAAGGTTGGGGTAGAGATACTTGGGGTAACTTAGGTTGGGGTGTAAATTTCTCAGCTCAGAATACTGCAGGTTTAGCTCTAACATCATCTATAGGTAATGAAGCAACAATAGCTAACGCAGATGTTGCAGTAACAGGACAAGCACTTACATCAAGTTTTGGAACTTTCTCAGTCAAAGTTGATCAAGATATTTCAATAACAGTAAGTGAACATACATTAACAACAGCTATAACTGCAGTTGCTTTAGATCAAAATACTACAGAAGTTATGACAGGTCTGTCTATGACTTTATCTCTAGGTAATGAAGAAGCTGGATTATTCTTAGATGTACCAGTAACTGGATCAGTCTTAACCTCAGCTATAGGAAGTGCAGCATTAGTTCAAACAACAATTGAAGCTGTAACTGGCCAAGCCTTAGCTTCTAGTATTGGTACTATTGTGGAGGTTCCTCAGGTAATAGTTGGTATTTCAGGTCTTGCAATGAGCATGTCATTAGGGTCAGAGGGCACAGTATCTAATGCAAATGCCTTTGTTACAGGGCAGTCCTTGACAAGCTCTGTGGGCAGCCCTAATATAACGCCATGGCAAGAGGTTGATCTTGGTGTCAATAATACTTGGACTACAGTTGATTTGGCTGCTTAATAAATGTATAATATAGACAATTAGGAGAATTTTATATGTCAAGTTATTCAAGTGATCTTAAAATAGAATTGATGGTAACTGGCCAAAATGCCGGTACTTGGGGTGACAAAACAAACACAAATTTAAATTTAGTTCAACAAGCGATTGCTGGTTATCAAGCAATAGATGTAGCATCATCTGATGTAGCACTAGCCATGAGTGATGGTGCAATTTCAAATGCTAGAAATGCAACTTTAAAACTTACAGGAACTTTAGCTGCAAATAGAACAGTAACTATTCCAAATAGTATTGAAAAAGTTTACAATGTTGTAGATGGAACTGATCATGCAGGATACACATTAACTTTTAAAACAGTAAGTGGAACAGGAGTTTTACTCTGTGAAGGAAATTGTTATGTATTATATGCTGATGGTACAAATGTTGAAAAAGCAAACGAATACGGAAAATGGAGAACGATTACTGCATCAGAAACTATTCAAGCTGGTGCAAAATTATTTGTAGACACAACAGGTGGAGCTGTAACTGCTACACTTCCAGCATCACCAGCAGTTGGTGATGAGGTTCATTTTATAGATTCAAGATTTAACTTTGACAGCAATGCGTTGACTGTAGGAAGAAATAGTTCTAAAATTGCTAATGCGTCTTCAGACTTAGTTGTTAATACTGAAGGTGCAGGTTTTGGATTAGTTTACTCTGGCTCAAACGTTGGCTGGACTTATATGGAGAAATAATATGTCAAATTATGAAGCAACTAGATATGATTTTTCAGGAGCAAACCTTACAGGTATAGAGGGTATACCTACGGCTACTATTGTGCCGTGGTCTTCAGCTTCTGTACCGACAGGTTTTTTAGAGTGTGATGGATCTGCAGTTTCTAGATCAACTTACTCTGCATTGTTCGCTATCGTAGGTACGACTTATGGAGCTGGAGATGGAGCATCAACTTTTAACGTTCCTAATCTTGCTGATAATGTAGCTGTTGGTAAATCAAATAACAAAGCTTTAGCATCTACAGGTGGTGCGAACACAGTACAATCAACAGGAAACGTTGGAGGTTCGACTGCTAATGCAACCTTATCAGAAGCACAACTTGCTTCTCACACACATAGTAGAGCTATGGGTCAATTTACAGCCGGTAACATTGCTGGTCCTGGTGGTAGTCCACTCGCATATAATACACAAAACACAGGAGCCACTGGTTCTGGAGATGGTCACTCGCACAACATGAGTGCAACATTTACTGGAGATTCAACTTCTGTATTGCAACCTTATTTAGCTGTGATATATATAATTAAAACTTAGGAGATAAAATGGCAACAAGTGCAAAATGGACAATAGTGATGGATGATAAAAAAATTATTTGTCATGATGTTGTTAATTCAGAGGGATTTCCTACAGCATATAAAATTTTAGACGATGATGCTTTTTGGAATCAAGAAAAGTTTTCAAACATTTGGGCTATTCAATATGGAACATTCGCTCCTAGCGATACTGTCGAGCATAGAGATGATACTCCACATTGCACATGGGAAGAAGCTGATCTAGGTGATATTAGTCAATTTACTGATAAATTTGATGTAGCTCATTTAGCTCAACTACAAGCTGATTGGGATGCAGATGTCCTAACTAGTATTGATGAAAATGATAATGAAATTGTTGAAAGCGAAGCAGATCAAATAGCTAGAAAAGGTGCAAGACCTACTTCTTATTCTTCTTCATAATCTTGAATAAATATCGTAGCTGTATATCTTTTTAAATTAGGAATTTTACTTGCATGTTGAGAATGAAATCGTGCAGACGGAAATAAAACAGCTCTGTTTTCTTTAAAGCCAACATGTATATCTAATTCTTTATCTGTATAAAAAACAGTACCATTAGTTACAGCACTGGGTCCTTTCAACATTATAAGAATATTTATTTTAGCTACGCCTGAGTCAGTATGAGGTTTGAAATGATCTAAATTTCGTAAATCTATAGCAGAAGTAAAACAAATAGTTTTTGGTTTAATTTTAAATTTTTTAGCTACTTGATCTACAAAAAGACTTAAAAATTTTTTATCGTTAACAAAAAGCCATCTATCACCATAATAATTTTCTTTTGTTTTTTCTGTTGTGCCTGTAAAATATGCAGGCGTGTAATAAATTTTGGTTGATATATGTTTTTGTATTTTAGAAAATAATTCTTTTTCAAAGAAATTATCTACTATTTTTATAGTATCTATATTATCTTTTTTTATAGAAGAAGGATCTCTATCAGCATCAGATATTTTCATTTAGAACTTTCTAATTTTTTATTAAATTCAAATTTATTATCACTTTCATATATATTAAAAATTAAACTATATCTGTTATTTTCATCATCATATTTATCAAACCCGTGTAATATTTCAGGAGGTAATATATAATAGTCTCCAGGCTCTGGTGTAATTTTTAAATTTAAATCTGGTAAAATTAAATCACATCCTTTGGTTAAATACAAAATTCCATGTAAACAGGGATGTGTATGATATCCTAAACTATCATTTTGTTTTATTTCATTACCCCAAGCATTGTTGATAAAATATTTTTCAAAGAAATATTCAAAAAGATAAGGATGAGTTGTTTGATGTTTATTAATGAGGTAAGTCATAAAGTTTACGAAATTTTTTTTATCTAAAAAATAATTCCAATTAGTCATACCGCCTTTTACATTAGTATAACTTTTCATGTTTGGATCTATATTATCTTTAATATCTAAAATAAAATTATGAATTACATCTGGGTAAGGATAATGTCCGAATATTATATTAACTTTTCTAGAATAAGTTACAGATAAACTATTTTTATTTTCATTTAGTTTATTACTTTTATTTATAAGAGTGATCACGGAAATAACATCCAAGAAGTCAAAATATATTTTTCTCCAGATATAGGTGGGTTGCCTCTGTGGACATAAGGAAAACCAGCAGGCCAAATAACAATTCTACCTGTTTCAGGTTTTACTCTGACCGATTGATGTAGAAATTCTGTTTCGCCACCTTCCTCTACATCATTTAAATAAATAGTAAAAACTAAAGTTCTTGATGCATTATGGATACCTGCCATGTGTTCTATATGCCAAGTATGATATCCTTCTGTAGGTCTTGTTTTTTGAATTTTAAAAGTTGTATAAGCCAGGTTACCATAATGATCACCTGCTCCTGTATGGTCTAGATAATGCTTCAAGGCCATTTCGTAATTAACTTTTATGCCTTTTAAATCTTCCCACCATACATCTATGTTGTGAGGACCTGCAAACATTTGTAAATCTTTTTTTTCTGTTACTTTAGCTTTTTCAAAAACAGATCTGTTAAGTGTCCTATTAAATTTAGTTTCGTTTTCAAATAATTTAATAGCATTATCACACTCTTGTTTAGTAATATAATTATCGTAAGTACCAATAAAATTATCTATGTTGGCTTCTTTATCTTTTGCTTTTTCGATTGTATTCATGATATATAGCTTACTATATAATATGAAATTTGACATTACAAATTTAATTTTACACAAACGTAATTTTCTATCTAAGAAAGAATGCGATTATCTAATAGATTATTACGAAAAAAATAAGGCCAGAAAGGGATTGGAACACTGCCCTGAAGCTACTACAGGTATTGATACGATGTCTAGCTTTGATGTTATTGATGTACAATATGGTGATAAACAACATAAATTTGTTTCAAAAAAAATAGAACAAATGATTAATCTGTATCACAAGCATACAGACAAATTTAATATGTTTCATGTGTTATGGAAAAAACAATTATTGTATTCACACAAATTAAGATTAATGAAGTATGAAAAAGGTGCTAAGATTCACCCACATACTGATCATGATCCTTATGTCTATGGTTCTTGTACATTCAACTTAAATGATAATTACGAAGGTGGTGAATTTGGTTTTTTTAAAAATAAGAAAATAATCAAACTTAAAAGAGGAGATGCTTTAATTTGGCCTGCTGATTACTTCTGGGTACACGAAGTTAAACCTATAAAAAAGGGAGTTAGATATAGTACCAATTGTTTCTTACAATGTTTACCACAATCGATAGTACAAAACCTAAGCACGTTTAGAGATGTCTTAGAAAAAAATTATAAATTTAATCCAAAAGATGGCTTAAAATATAAAGTTAGATCTATCAAGAAATGAAACTATTATACACAATACCAAATAAGTTATGGTGGATAATCGATTTCTTAGATTATGAAATGTATAAAGGTATACATAATGCTATAATCAAGGAACGTGAGCAAATAAATTTACATAGCGCAAAAGGTATTTGGGGTGACTCTTTAACAGATAATATTAATCCTCCCTTAAGAACTGAGGTAAGTAATTATCAACCCTTTGATAAGTTGAAGTTATTAGTAAGGCACAACGCATTTTTTCAAATACCTAGTTTAGAACGGATGTCTACTATCATTCATTACATGAAGAAAGGATCTGGCATAAACTGGCACGATGATCGTGGTTGGGAGTATGGTGCAACATATTATATAAATAATAAGTGGCCTACACAATGGGGAGGTGAATTTATGTTCGCTGATAAAGCAGCTCATGGGTTTATACCGGTTACCGGAAACTCATTAGTCATAGTCAAATCGCCATTAGATCACAAAGTAAATCCTGTATTAAGTCCTATTATGCCTAGAATATCAGTGCAGATATTTATGAAGTGAAATAAATGTGTTATAATTCCCTATGCCATTAACAAACGTAGTAATAAGACCTGGATTTAACAAACAAGTCACTGATGTCGGAGCAGAAGGTCAGTGGGTTGATGGAGATAACGTTAGGTTTAGATATGGATTACCTGAAAAAATAGGTGGTTGGGAACAACTTACTGCTAATAGTTTAGTTGGAGCAGTAAGAGCACAACATGTTTACGCTGATTTAGACGGAAATATTTATGCTGCTTTAGGAACTACTAAGGCACTTCTAATTTATTATGGTGGTGAATTTTATGACATTACACCTTTGGCATCTGCAATAACTGGTGCCACATTTACAACAATCAATAACGATCCATCAGTTACTGTAAATAAAACACTCCATGGTTTATCAGTGGGTGATTTATTTACATTTACATCTGTCACCCCTCCTACAGGTGCCGGATATAGTGCCTCTGATTTTACTACAAATACTTTTCAAGTAGTCACTGTTCCCACTAACGATACTTTTACAATTACTATGGCATCAAATGCAGGGACTAGTGTGTCTGCAAGCGGAGCTGCAACTATTAACCCTTATGAAAAAGTAGGACCAACATCTTCGACAGGAGGATATGGATGGGGCACTTCAACGTTTGGTGGAGCTTCAGGGATTACAAATACATTGAACGGATCGTTAAATGATGACACTGCGGGTACCGGAGGATCGGGCACGAGCATTACTTTAACATCAACGACAGGGTTTCCGACAAGTGGAGTTATTAAAGTGGGTGCTGAGTTTATATCGTACACAGGAATATCAACAAATGATTTAACAGGTATCACAAGAGATGTGGCAGGTACTAGGTCAGCTCACTCCTCTGGAGCATCAGTAGAATATTATACAGGATGGGGCGATAGATCTTTAACTAGTAGTGTTATATTAGATCCTGCAGCTTGGTCATTAGATAATTTTGGACAATTACTTATTGCTACAATTAAAAATGGAAAAACTTTTTCTTGGAATCCTATAGCCTCTACGCCTGCAGCTTTACAGACACGAGCAACCATCGTTACAAATGCACCCACAGCATCTGTTTTATCTGTTGTATCAGAAAGGGATAGACATTTGATTATATTAGGAACAGAAACAACAATTGGTTCTAGTGGCACACAAGATAAAATGTTTGTAAGATTTTCTGACCAAGAAAATTTATCAGACTACACACCAACTTCTATAAATACAGCTGGGACTTTAAGGTTAGATTCAGGCACAAGAATAGTTGGTGCTGCTAAAGGGAAGGATTATATTTTAATTTTAACAGATACCTCTGCTTACATTTTACAATTTGTAGGACCACCATTTACTTTTTCATTAAGACAGGTTGGATCTAACTGCGGAGCCATTGGCCAAAATAGTATTAAGTACATTGATGGTGCAGTGTATTGGATGGGACAAGCAGGAGGCTTTTTTGTATTTGATGGAACAGTAAAAAGCTTGCCTTGTTTGGTAGAAGATTTTGTATTTACAAATAAGGGTGACAATCTTGGAATTAATTATACAAATGGTGAATTAGTAAATGCAGGATTAAATAATTTATATTCAGAGATTAATTGGTTTTATCCAAAAAATGGATCAGACTTGGTTGATAGAGTTGTCACCTATAATTATGATGAAGGGACTTGGACAACAGGCACATTAGCAAGAACTTCATGGTTCGATGCAACATTGTTTGACGTACCTTATGCTACAGAATTTAATAATACAGGTACTCCAACATTTCCAACTATACAAGGTGTAACAAATGTTAATGGATCAAGTTTATATTATGCTCATGAAATTGGTAACAATCAAGTTGACAATGAAGGTAATAAAACAGCCATACCAGCGTTCATACAATCTGGATCATTTGATTTAGATATTGAGGGTAATGGTCAATTTTTTATGTCTATGAGAAGATTTGTGCCTGATTTTAAATTAATATCAGGTAATGCAAAAATAACACTAAACCTCAAAGACTTTCCAACGGACACCGCAACCTCATCACCTTTGGGACCTTTTACAATCACAAGTTCAACTGATAAAGTAGATACCCGAGCAAGAACAAGATTTGCTAGTTTAAAAGTAGAAAACACTTCAACTGATGAGAGTTGGAGATATGGTACTTTTAGAGCTGACATACAACCAGATGGACAAAGATAATGGACCCAGTTGAAGCACAAATATTAGCACAAATAGAAAACTTACAAGCACAAAAAAATTTTGAAGCTTATCAACCATCTGTGGGTGGAGGTATATCACCAATGGCGAATCAAATGAATTTAGCTCCACAAGATAGAAAAATAGGATTAGGAGAAATAGTTAAAGGCGCAGCTGGAAATGTTGTTAAAAATAAAATTATGGAAGCTGCTGCAAAAAAAATGGGCATCGAACAATTAGGACTTGCATCACAAATACCTGTGATTGGTGGTTTGATGAACTACGCTCCACCTGTTTTAGGATTTACAGGTATAGCTGCTATAAAAAATAAAATAGCAAACAGAGGTTTACAAGATGCAATAAGTAGGGAATCAAGAAAAGATCTACAAAATAGAATAGATCAGGGTGAGTTTGGATCAAACGTGCCTACATCACAAGATGAAGCTCGAGGATCTAGTGGTGGAGGTGGTGCTGGCAATTATGGAATGCCAGGTAGAGCTGCAACAAGTTATGAGGATTTATAATGGCTAAAGTAAATATTTTTGTTCCAGAGCCTAAAGAAAAATATGAGTCTTCAAACCAAAGACAAATTATTGAGGCAATAGACACACTAAAAAATCAATTGAATTTTTCTTTTCAAAATGAGTTGAAAGAAGAGCAAGATAGTTTTAACTGGTTTATATCATGACTATACAATATAAAAATCAAGGTATAGATTTAACAACTACAGGAGTAACAAGTGTTCTGACTTGCCCTTCTGATGCAACTATACTCATTAAACAAATACAAATTAACAATGGATCAGGCAGTGGCGTAAATTTAAGTGTTCAATTTACAGATACATCTGCAACTGCTACGTTTAGAATATTTAACGAATCAGTGTCAGGAACCACAACAAAAGATATTATAAATCATACCTTAGTTCTTGAGGCAGGTGATATTTTAAAAATGACTGCAGGAACTGCAAATGAGATACAAGGTATAGTTTCATACGCCTTGTTAGATAGATCGCAACAAAATGGTTAAATGATTCCAACAATACAAATTAAAGATAATTTTTTGGATGAGGACGAATTAAAAATAATAACTAATAATCTTACTAAAATAGATTATCAGGCTGTGAATAATGTTGATGGGCCATATGGTTTTAGACATCATTTTCCACGAACATTAAAAAATAAATGGTTATTTAAAAAAATAAAAAAACAATTTTTTCCAAACGTTAAATTAAAAATAGATATAGCTTGTTTTCATTGGAGGCATAATAAAGAAAAAGTAATGGCTCATACAGACCATGATGGAGATTTTAATTTTATATTATATTTAAAAGGTAAAGAAGTGGTTTACAATGGGACTGGATTTTATGACAAAAATAATTTAAACACGTATATAGGTTTTGTTGAAAACAGAGCAATATTTTTTGATGGTAAAAATAACTTGCATACTGATTTACAAGCATTAGGACCAAGCTCTGGACGACATTCTTTAAATATATTTTATAAATATGGCAAAGCGTAAATTTGTAAATTTTGTACCAAGACCAAAACCTAGAAAGAGGCCTGGTCGTCACAAAAAAAGGCTTAACAAAAACGAAAAAAGATCGTATAAGAAATATAATAAACAAGGAAGATAAATATGAGCGAAGACTTACCAAGAATACCAGCAGAAGCTAAGGAAGTCATTAAAAACAAAAAGACAGGTCAAGTTTATGAAACTAAAGCTGCTTTTGATGCAGACGTAGCAGATCCAAATACTGATACGACTGAAGATGATTTCTCACAACACGTAGAGATTACTGTTGCAAAACTTACTCTGTTTGGTAGCACTAAGGAATAATGCAACCACGAGGCGGAACTGAGTTACAACTTGAAATGTTGTATAAGAATTGTGATAATTCTTTATTAGACCAAGTTCAGATATGTACTTCTATTCCTGGGAAAGTGCCACTGCATCCAAATAAATTAAATATTCTCTGGCAAAAAAATTCTTACGATCAACCTAATCTTTTTAATTTTTTTAGTAACCAAAGCAGACACACAGAATATGATTGGTATGTATTTAATTCACATTGGAACTATGAAAAGTTTAGACACTATTTTAAAATACCAACTGAAAGAAGTATGGTAATAAAAAATGGATGTTATCATTTTCCCAAAAGAAAAATTTATAAAAAAGGTGATCCAATTAAATTGTTATATCACTCTACTCCTTGGAGAGGATTGAGTGTCATTCTAGGTGCAATGCAATATATTAAAACACGTAATGTCACATTAGATGTTTATTCAAGCACTAAGATCTATGGTGAAGAGTTTCATAAAGAAAATGAACATTTATATAAACCATTATTTGATCAAGCAGAATATCTTAAAAATGTTAATTACATAGGTTACAAACCACATGAATATATATTAGAGCGAATGACAGATTATCAAATGTGGACACACCCAAGTGTATTTGAGGAAACGTTTGGCATTGGTGCTTTAGAAGCGATGAGCTCAGGATTATATTTAATTACAACTAACTTTGGTGCTTTATTTGAAACTTGTTCTGAGTGGCCTATTTATGTTAATTACACAAATAATCTAGAGGCATTGGCACAAAGATTTGCACACGCTATTGATATGGCCTGTAATAGTTTACATGAAGACTACATACAACAACATATTGAAGAACAACAAAAGTTTGCACAAAGATTTTATTCTTGGGATAAAAAAGGAAAAGAGTGGGAGACATTTTTGAAAGGAGCTCTAGATGAACGACAATCCACAAGGCTATGACCACGATAAGGTAAGAAAGCCAATTTGGAAAAACAAACCAAGTGAAGAACACAAAGTATATACTAACGAAGATACATACCAAACAATAAAAGAAGTAAATAATAAAACAGAAGAAAAAGGAGATATACATCTATTTATAGGAACACCCTGTCACTCAGAAGTTTCTATGCATTATGTGAATGCTATAATAAGTTTAACAAAAGCATGTCACAAAAGAAATATACCTATTGAGTTTTCATTAATTAAATCATCGTTAGTTACACAAGGACGTAATTTATGTGTATCTGCTTTTCTTGATTCGCCCGCTACTCACTTAATGTTTATTGATTCAGATATATTTTTATATCCTACAACAATATTTAAAATGATTAAGGCAGATAAAGATGTGATCTCTGTCCCATACCCATTAAAAGCTTTTCTATGGGATAAGTCCTTAACACAAGTCAAAGATGGCAATATCAAAACTGCAGAACAATTAGCTCAAGCTGGTAATACTTACCCTATGAGAGTGCCAGACAAAAAAGATATACGATTAAACGATGGGGTTATTGAAGTAACTCATAGTCCAACAGGAGCTATGTTGATTAAAAGATCAGTCTTTGAAAAGATGATAAAGGCATATCCACAAAAAGAAATACGACAAAGCACAGTTATAAATAGTAAGTTAGTTTTAAAAAAGAATATGTGGAACTTTTTTGATACAATACATGACCCTGTAGATAAGACTTATTTAGGTGAGGATTTTGGCTTTTGTAGACTATGGAAGGATATAGGGGGCAAATGTCATGCCTATGTGCTAGATGAAATAACCCATGTAGGCGAACATCAATATACAGGTAAATTTGCTGATGAGTTGATCACAATCAAGTAAAATGCTATTATTCCATACTTAGATCTTAAAAGGAGAATTTATTATAATATGGCCAACCCATTAGCATTAATACCCTACGCATTAGCTGCCTATGGAGGTATTCGAGGATACAGAGATTCAAAGGATCAGGGAATATCCGGTATCAATAGACTATTAAATACAGCAGTAGGTGCATACGGAGGTTATAGTTTAGGAACCACTGGGTTGAATGCTTTTGCAAGTCCTGAGACACTAGCAAAGTTTAGAGCAAGTCAACCTGCATTTTTACAATCTAGATTTTTCCCACAAATAAAAGCAGCAAGTCCCGTTGACCCGACACAAAAGATGACCGGTTTTGGAGACACGGGTACTGCTACACAGACAATGTCACAATTTCCGAAAAGCATTGGTGGAGGAGGTGCTGAGAATAGAGGCATTACAGATATTTTATTAAGAGATGCAGAGGGTGCATATGATCCTGTAAAAATAGCTGCACTAGCAGGTGGTATTCCATACTTAGCAGGTGCATTTGATCAAGCTCCTGTAGATATTTATTCACCAGGGTACAACGTTAGTTATCTTGAAGTTGCAAGACAGAGAGGTAATTTTAAATACATAGACCCGGACACCGGACAAGAAAAAGAATATCAATCAATGTATAAACCGGAAGAACAAGGTTTAGGTGATAGAAGAATAGGTGCATATTCAATGCCGGTGCAAAGACTAAAAATAGGTGGTATAGCTGCTGTAAATAAATTTAATGAAGGTGGTGTAAACTATCTTCCATCAAAAATGACTCACGATGAAAACGATTCTACTAATTATGTTAGAGCGTCAGGATATGTTGAAGACGGAGCAGGAGTTGGTGATAAAGACGAGGATACAATGTTAGCTCAATTAGCAGACGGAGAGTTTGTAACAAGAGCAGATGGAGTATTAGGGGCTGGAATCATAGCTGGAGCTAATCCAAATAGCATGAAGGATATGAGAGAAAAAGGTGCCCAATACTTCTATGAACAACAAAGAAGATACAAACGTGTCTTCGATTTATTAAAGGAAGCAAATGGGAACAGCAAACAAAAAGAAAATTAAACCACTAGTAAGTGTATTACCTATTGAGCCGAAGGACATAGATAGATTTTGGCCTTTGATGGAGTTTATGGTTACAGAAGCATTGACCTTTTCTGGTAAATACGCAGATGCTGAATGGGTTTTTAGAGAATTAAAAAAAGACGTAATGCAATGTTGGATTATGTTTGGCTCTGATGAATCAGAAGAAAATAAAGTATTTGGTGTTTGCATTGGTAGAATTGCATCACTGCCAAATTATTCACAATATGAAATAATTATATGCACAGGTAAAAGAAGAGAGTTGTGGGAAACTAATTTAGTAAATGAGATTACAAATTTTGCAAAACATAATGATTGTAAAAGATTAAGTATAATGGCAAGACCCGGTTGGGAAAGAGTATCAAAACAATGGGGTTGGAAAAAGAAACACGTTCAACTAGAGAAATGGATTTAATATGAGTTTTTTTGGAGGAGGAAGACCAACAGCACCCACTACACCATCGACACAAACATCGATTGTAAGGGAAGCACCTGGTATTGAAGAACGTAAAATAGAGTTGATGGATATTGCTAGACAAATAGCAGACAAACCTATCGATTTACCTGATATACAAGTAGCACAACTTTCTAATCTGGAAAGACAAGGAATTACAGCAGCGGGCACGACAGGAGTTGGTGGTGGCACAGT